CCGATACCATTCAATCGAACCTTCTGTGAATTTTTGCATAAAAATAGAGCCAGACCTCCTTTCTTTTTAGGATTTAGTCTGGCTCTCATGTGGCTCTTTGACTTTTTTTATTCCAACCAATCATTATTTAAGTAATAAAATCCAAATACTACTAATCCAGTTAGTAAAATCCAGCCGATTCTAAACAATATTAACGGCATATCGGATTCCAAATGTTTAACTGTTTCACTGATATCTCTATTGTTGTAAAACACTGATTTATCGCTGATTGTTTTGTCCTTCAATGTAGTAAAAATCGTTCCTGTATACTTAGTTCCAACACCATAGTATTTGTATCTGATATGACTTGACTCTTTTACCGTATCAATGTAATCATCATCTGGAAGAACAATCTTGTTGCTTTTGAAATCAATTCCACAGAAATTTATCTTTTTAGCAGTTTTGCTCTCCTCTCCTGCATAATCCCATGTCCAATAAGTTTCAGTGGTGTAATAAGTACTTTTTCCAGATTTATGTGCTACTCTTCTGGTGTGCCGCGTGTACTTTTCCTTCACTTTCTTAACATAAATGTATTTGCCATCGATTTCGGGGTAAGTAACTGTATCTACAGCCTTTAATTTGCCATATACAAAAGCATTACCGATATTGGTTTTCATTCCATACCGAAACAAATCAGTAGATTGAATCTTTACAGCTTTATTGTATTTATCATTTTGATTTATCTTCCAGTCGGATATTTTGGAAGAAATCAAAGTACCAATAAGAAGCATTATTGCAATAATTGAAATACTAGCGATAACCTCTCTTCTTGTTATCTCAAATTCTCCAAAATTCCAACCTCTTTTCGTCTTCATAGCTATTCCTCAAATAAATTCTGTGGTGCCGATTCTGGTGCGTCGAAATCAAGCAATTCAAATTCTTTTTTGTCATATCCAAGCATATTCAAGAATGATCTCTGCGGAAAGGCTTTTACATATTTGCGATATGATTTGACTGACTTGTTGTAGTTCTCTCTGTATTCTGCAATAAGATTCTCTGTCATAGAAAGTTCTGTCATGAGCTGCTTGTAGTTCTCAGAAGATTTTAATTCCGGGTATGCTTCACTCACAGCTGAAATTGCAGTAGTAACATTCTCAATATCGTTTGAACCAGAAGTTCTTCCAGAGACAATAGCTTTTAATGTTTCGCTTTCATGCTTATCATATTGTTTCACACAATCCGCAAGGTTGTACACCAGATCAACTCTACGTTTCTCCTGTATCTTAATGTCTGATGATGCTGATTCTACCTGTTCTTCCAATGATATTGCATGATTCTGGAAACTTTGCACTCCAAAGATCCCGAATATTACAATTGCTATAACTCCTACAAGTGAAATTAATAATACTTTCCATGCATTTTTCATGATTTATTTATCCTCCCATAAAAATTTGTCTACTCCTCGTCCATTATCAACTACTTTTTTCAAAATAAGTATTCCGCACTTTTTACAATAATACGGATGAAAACGTTGGTTAGAGCCGCGTGGCTTAAATTCATCAAAATCATAATTATAAGGATTAGATATCTCGCATTTTTTAAAATCATGGTCGCATTCGGATGTCTTATTTGCATTTTGGCAAGGTGATAGTGGAAGTATTTGGCAATTCAGCGGATTGTCTCTTCCATGCTTTTCCGAGCGTGATATAACTTTATGCCATTCGGCAACCGTTCTTTCACCTGCATCTTTCTGAATGAAAGTACCTAAAGTGTTTCCGACGTAACATTTTATCACCGCATCATCATTTTTTATTTTTATCGAATAATTGCCAAATCTGGGCACGGTGAAATCAGTGATGAATTTTAAAATAGTTTTTTGGATTGGTGGATATGATGTGAGAAGGATTTCTTCGATCTCAATTTGAGCATAAAGTTCCATTCCAAGATCAGTAATTTCAATCGGAACAGCGCTGATTAATTCTTTCATACATTCACCTCAATCCGGAATCCCTAACTGTTTGTAAGTGAATACGGCAGTGTACTTCTTCCCGCATTTGTAGCAAGTTTCCGTAATAGTGCAAGTCTTTTCTTTGTCATTGCATTTTGATTCTGTATCCGAACTTTTGAACTTGCATCCACCTGTTAAAAAACATTTAATCCGTTTTCTGTTCATACATTCACCATAAATTCTTTCTTGCAGTTGCTTCCCTTGCATTTGTACGGCATCCGATGAATTTTTGTGGTGGGGAGAATTTTCAGTGCCTTTTTGAAGCAATAAGGACATATCACCCATTTTTCGCCATTTACCGTTTTGATCTGTGCTATCCCGTCCCACGGATCCGGTGGGTTCATTGCTTGAGAGAAATCTATCCCCTCAGATTCAAGTGCTGTTTTAATGCTCATTTACCGTTATCCTTTCTGATCAATGTCAAAATCGTCAAATAATTATCTCCGATGTAATCTGCTTTCCATGTTTTAGAAAGATTTCCCATTTGGTTGTATATTACGGTCGTATTCCCTGCTAGAAGCAAGCGTCTGTCTGGATAGAACCTAGTCGGAATATTCATTCTGTGGCATTCTTCCTCAATATTGTATGTGGTGTCAAGAAAATCAATGTCTGAACCTGAATAAACCAGTAACATATTACTTACCCCAT